CATAAAGCCCATACCGCAGGCTGCCAAACCGATCAATATATCTAAACTATTCATTACTTAGCCCTTTGTTAAGGCCGATCAAGCTACTAACCGAGTAGCCCTCTCAGCGTTTGTAGTATCAGTATGAGGGCTTTTTGTCAGATATCAAAGCGTATTCGTGTTTGGCGTGTCGGTCTTAGGGTGCTCTTTAGGTTTAGACTTTAGGCCATTACCGGCTAATACGCCGCCGAGGGCCCCGGTTAAGAATATGGCCAAGGTTTGTAATAGTTGTATAAAGTCTCGATCGTTTGGCGCTTGAGCTCCTACGGGCTGCGTAACAAAGACAAGGGCATATACGGCACCTGCGGTAATTACAAAAAAGGTTAAAGCTAATACCGCGCCAATTAAGAATATGAGGCGAGCGTGAATATCCTCAGGCGTTAGCCGCTTATTTTCTTTACTCATCTGTCGTAATAAGGTCCTTAGTGCAGGTCCCGGTAGCCTCGCATTGAGGCGGAGTGCACTCAGGCTTTGTCCAGTTTTCGTATTCTTGGCACTCATATCTTACCCACCCATCGTAACCGCACCCCGATAGGAGGATAGTCCCCACTATCGCCCCTATCAGGGCCCGGATCATTTAGAGCCTATGCCGTATTGCTTCTCGCTTGGTTGTACCGCTTTTAGTAGCGGACCTACAAGGCCGGCGATAAAGGCATTAGCTAGTACTTTTGGATCAGTAATACCGGACATATACAAAGCTGCTACAGATGCGAGCGCTGCTCGTGCATATGATTTAGCTGCTGCTTCTAATTGTTTTTTATTCATTTTTTAATCCTAACTTTTCTATTAGTTGTTTAGCCTTAGTAGCCGATACCTCTACCTCAAAGTGCATATCGTCCGGCCTGCTCTTAAAGTCGCCGCCCCACTTGAGGCCGTACTTTTTAGCAAGGGCTCTAATCATCGGTATTTTCTCAGCCGGGAAAGTGTCGTACTTTCCTAGTGGGTGCTTAGTAGCGTTGAGATCGATAGCCGTGCCGGATGAGTGGCAGGATAGCTTTGTCGGATTACCTCGCACCATGCGGTAGGCGTACGCCCAATCGTCAAACGTGCCCTCGTCGATCGGCTCGATTAGCTCGTGAAACTCCGCAGCAAAGGCGGCCAAGAGAGGCCCAACACTCTCGGCGCACCTTAGCTTACGATCCGTACCCCGTACAGGGTAGGACTTTATTTTAATCTGATCCGGATCTTTAGAGGCCGGGTATCCGTTATAACTAGTCTCCATGTATAGCTACGTGCTCCGGGTTAGAGCACTCCCATCTCTTTAATTCATTAAGCAATAATTCACTATGTCCGCACTCCCACATAGGAGCTACAAAAGCATCATCTATTGGATCATATAGGTACCCAATACCTGCAAAATTAAAACGTATTTTGTGATTATAGGATGTACGCTTGCATACCTGACCTCGTAAATTACCGTACCAAATCTCAGGCGCTAGACCCTCGATAGTTTCGGTTTCATCTATTCCTACAATTACCTCAGTAACAATATTATTATTATCTAAAAATGCGTAATGTGCCATTATGCCCAGCTCACGTTTCCGGTACCGGCGGTAATTGTTGTAATTTTGTCTGAGCCGGATGTTGTTGTACTTCCAGTTAAACCAGCGCCAATAGTTATAGTCGATGTATCAGGATACTTAAGAATTACGACACCTGAGCCTCCAGATCGTCCAGTAAACGCACCACTATTCCAACCACCACCGGCACCTGATCCCGTATTTGTTGCTCCAGAGGTATTGTTGCCTGACCCTAGTGGATGCTCTGCACGACCACCAATTCCATCCTTAGCCGCGGCTGAGTTTCCGCCGCCACCTTGTCCACCGGCCGCGTAATAAACTGAGGAGCCAGTAATAGCTACCTGTAATCCGGATCCTGCGTTATCGCTGACACCTGCCGCAGCTCCAACACTAGCTGCGCCGCCGCCTCCGCCTCCGCCATTTCCATTTCCTGCACCACCATTAAATCCTTGATTAGCCGTTCCGGTACCGGCCGTACCTGATGCTCCTGAGTTAGGGTCTGATCCGGCGCCGCCCGATCCACCATTACCGGCAGGGTTTCCCGAAGTGCCCTCGCCTCGACCTCCGCCGGTTGATGTAATTGTAGAAAATACAGAGTTAGATCCGTTTGTATTGACGGCTCCACCTGCTCCTACGGTTACGGTGACATTTGTATTAAAAGGAATACTTAAAGCGGTTTCTAAAGTACCTCCGCCACCGGTTGCCGTGACGGTTGAGCGAAGTCCACCTGCGCCACCTCCGCCAACACCGGCGCCCGATCCTGTAAAAGTACCTCCGCCACCGGCTACCACTAAATAATCTACGGTAACGGCGCTTGGAGCACCTCCGCCATGTAATGCTAAGATTGTGTTTAGCATTACGCAATAGCTCCTACTACATACCAAACATCCGCGGCGGTTTTAATACATGCAGCCGTTTTGTATTGTGCAACCGTCGGAGATGCTGCAACCGCACCGGCACTTAATACGGTTGTCGTTCCGCTTGTTACCGCAGAAATAGTACATACACCAGCACCCTTATTAAGTATCGTAATTACGGTACCTACAGGAAAAGCAACGGATGCGTTAGTAGGCAACTTAAAAGCTACCGCGGTGCCTTTATTCATTGGTATAAGTATTTGATATTGATCGGCTAATACGGCGGTGTAATCGTTTGTTTTGTCTGCGGCAACGTCAAAAGCGGTCAGAGAGTTCATGTCCCCAGCCGTCAAAACTTCACCGGTTACAAATGGAAAGCTCGTAGCCATGGTTATCTCCTTAGTATGCCAATACGGAGGTACCGAGCACTCCGTATAGTGATGAGTCTAATATAAAGCCGTCGATAATCGGCTCTAGTGTTGTAAATGTCGTTTTCCACGAGTTAGGCGTAACACGGTGTACTACGCCAAACACTTGTAAAGTCTGTACGAGGGTCGAGTTACCAGGCTGATTAGTCGTAACCTCTACCGGGTCAAAAAAATCTAAACTAAGAGCTGCCAAGATGCCATCGTTATAATCGTCCATATATAGATCAAGCTCTACGGCATCGCATCGAGTCCGAGTATCTTTACGGCTTGCTACGTAAGCACGGGCATAATCGAGCGCGGCTTGGTCCGTATCCATTACGAGATTTTGTTGATTATATGAGTGCACAAAGTACTCATCGATGGAGTCTTGATCTTGAGCTAGTTGAGCCGTACCTCCGATCTTGGTGATAGAGGCAGAATTATAAACCTGCGTATCATCTAATCGCCATACGGCGTTAAAATAATTTATATCGGTGCCATCGTCATTAAAGCGAGTTACGGGTAAAGCCTGAGAGTCTATGCAAAAAGCGCGATCCTTAAGCTCTACCGAGCCGCGAGCATTAATATAGATAGCACCATACTCCGAGATGGTTGCCGTTTGTAGTGCAGCTAAAGCGGTGCGAGGGTTGCCCGGGTCTGCCTGAAATATTGTTGTACCGTATTGGATCTCACGCATAGATGGAGGCCACGCGATCTCATCGAGTATAGCGTTTACACGTTCGCCCGGTAAGTCACCGGCCGAGGCTAAAGTAATAGTAGAGACTTGGCTATTTTGGAATAGTCTAAAAGCATCTACGGCCGTGATAGTCGTGTATACGACATCGGTAGCCATTTTAGGGGTAGTAGTTGTATAGCTAGTAATAAAGCCGCTAAACATTGGATACTCGACACCTGCGTACGTGCCTGTTATCTGTACCTTACGCATTGGAGTAAGCAAACCGTAATAAGGGCCTGCTGCATTTTGAGGATTAAAGTCGCCATTTTGATCGACGATACGCAGAGTTAAAGTACCTGTTTGGAAAACGTCGGCTTGAGCGTTACGGCCCCTCATCGTAGTAATACCGTCTACTTGATCGGATACGTCTACGATTAAAGCCTCAGAGTCTGCTAATACGTTTGTACCTAATTGGCCGCTACCTAAGATCATAGCTTGAGCAAAAGCCGGGCCTGTAGAAAAGTTAATAACCGCGTTAATCGTAGGGACTGTCATAGTGCACCGGCCGTACTAATCGGGTCGCCGCCTCGGTTAAGGCGTTGGATCGTATCTTGCACGAGAGTAGTAAATTCGTCCTGTTGCGCGATAACTCCGGCGCTAATATTTATATTATAAGTTTGCGGATATCCCGAGCCGTAATTCATTGTAGGGCTATAACCGCCTAAATTATCTTGCTGACTTGGCGTAAGGCTATTGTAAAACTCTGTCGCACTAATATCGCTGCCTAGCATTGAGGTAGCCGCAGCGGTAGCCGTTACCGTGTCCAAAATAGCTTTAGTAGAGATTACCGGGCCGGTTACGAAATTAGTGCCACCAATATTAGTTAAGCCCGAGCTACCTGCTCCGGCTCCTACCTTGCTTAAAAGGTTTATATAATCTTGTAACGCCTTTAGTCGAGCTTCGTCCGCTTTCTTTTGAGCAGCTGCTACGCGATCGATCATCGATAACTCCTCCGACTCGCGGAGCTTTGTAAGTGTTAAAGATGCGTTAGTAGTTTTACTTAGAGAGGCAAGGCGAGCAATTTCGGTTAGTTGTATCTGTACGCGCTCGCTATAACTTTCTTTAGCTGCAAGCTCACCGGCGGCGGTAATAGCTGCATTATATTTACCAAAAGCGATATCGCGTAAACGTTCCTTTTCGCTTTCTGCCATCTTGCTATCATTGATTGCCTTAAGCTCTGTAAGTAATTGAGTGTTAAGAGCTGAAAGAGTGGCCTCGCTGATCTGAGTAACTCCGGCTAGTTTGGCCATGTCCGCATTTTTTTGCAGGGCCGCTAGCTCGTTGATCTTACGTAGAGCAAGCTCGCCGTTATCGTCCTCGATAGCCATAAGCGCCTCAAGGCGCAGGCGTGTCTCTTTGTCATACGTGGCCTGTAGTGCAGCGGCGATAGAAATGCGGTTAGTGTCAAATACGGCCGCAGCCTTTGATAACGAAAGTTTATTTTTTTCTGCTAGTTGCGCTTTTTTCTGTAAAGCGATGAGCTCTTTTTGGCGTTTGAGCGCCTCTTTGTCCATCTTAGTTTTCTCAGTTTGGCTCTGAAAATTCTTAAGATCTGCCGGTAAGCCCTGAGGGAAACCACCTTGGCGGCCTAAAACTATGTCTACATTTCGGCGTAAAGCACCGATCGAAAACCTACCGAGATAATTCTTAAGAGCTCTACCGGCATCCTCTAAAACACCTGCGCCCGGGATACTAGAGAATAAATTACCAAGCTCTTTAGCTAGGTATGACGTGTTAGTAATAAGGCCCGAGATGGAGTCCGCAGCACTATCGACCTTGGCAATAAGTTTATCCATACCGCCGGCAGATGTACCTAGAGAGGTTACAAGAGCTCCGCCGATCTGCTCGCTTGCCTGCTCTGCCGCGATCTTAAGGCGAGCCATCGATCCGGCGTAAGAGTCTGCCGCGTTTTTAGATTGGCCTGCGTATTGTGTTGCTATAAGTTTTTCTATCTCAAGATATGACTTACTTGCTAACTCTGCCTGAGTTAAACCTAAATTTAATTGACGTAAGCCTTTTAGATTACCTACGTATGCCTGACTTAGAATTTTTGTAGCTGAGACTAAATCCATGCCCGTACCGGCACTTACATCGAGTGCGGTGTTAAGCATTGATTGAGCGATAGTGGTAGATCTAGTTACCTGAGCTAGTTGGATAAATGAGGGTTGGAGTACGTCGCGATTTACACCGGTGGCCTTTTCTACGGCATCGATGTAACCCTCTGCCTCAGCGGTGGCAAAATTAAAACCTAAATTACGTAAAGCGGTATCGAGGCGCTTAGCCTCTGCGATCTGCTCGCCATAGGCTGATACGGCCTTTTTGGAGTAACTTAAAAGTGCAGCGGCGCTAAAAGTTACGCCAAGGGTACGTCCTAAATTCTTTACGGTTTTCTCAAACCCTTTTATCTGACCTGAGCCTTTAGATAACGCTTTTCCGTTCCACTCGGCTACGGCGGATACGATTAAGTTAGGCATCGCCATTATGCGGCCAATGCGTAAGTGGCCATACCGTAACGGCCATTATTAAAGTTATCTACCGTTTTCTCTATAGCTCTATAAACGGCATCTTGAGCCTTGCCTTGATCCTCTTTCCACGCGCGATAGATCATACGGCCGCGCTCGGCTTGCTTATCTCCGTAAAGTGGTCCCATACGGCTAATAAAGTGAGCACCTGCGCCGGGATTATTAGATCGGCTATTAGGATCTCCGCCCGGGTTTTTACGTCCGGCGGTCTCATAAATAGCACCGGCGGCAGACTTATTAGCTACAAAATAAAGAGCTTGCCATCCGTTGCGGTTTTTTTTACTAGGAGCCTGAGAGTAATAGATCCCTTTTTTAACGGTCTCTGCATCATAAAGTGGAAACATACGTAAACGACCCTCAGTATTAAAAGTCCTAAACATCGAGTTACGTGCGGTTATAGTTTTACCTGCGCTGCCCTCTCGCCACATATAAAGATTATCGGGCTGAGGACTTGGCGCGTAGCCTCGTGCCTTGTCCCGGATAGGCAACATAGCCGCACGTACCTCGGCGTTCATCTCTTTAAGCATTTCAGGATCTAGCCGACGGAGAGCTTTAACGGTTTCGCGTACGCCTTTTATAGCTACCGGCATTTTTATTAGCCTCCTCCGCTTGCTCGTTTAATACCTTTACTAACATCTTAAACATCTCGGCATCTAAGTCGAGTATCGCTTGAGGCGCGACCCCTAACCGTATTGATAGTTGCGCTACCAAATGAGTTAAAGTGCCGCGCCCTAAGCTAAAGGTAGATCGTCTAGTACCTCGACTTTTGCCAAGGTATCTAAAAACTCTGCCCCAAACATCGGTACCGTTTCGCCGCTAGTACGTAGGCACTCCCACGCTAACCAGTAAACGTCGCTCTGTTTCTCGTCATCTCTAAAGGCTTTGTGAAAACCTTTTTTTGCATATAACTCAAAGGCGTACTCAATTCGCGGCGAGATCTGATGCTCTGTTACCTCGCCTGTAGCCCTTGTTATTTTGAGTCGTGCCATTTGTTGCCCCTTTGTTAGTTTGTTATGGTGCGGTAGTAATTACGATTGGTGAGTTACACGTAAACGTGATGCTCTGAGTACCGATATCTCCGACGGCGCCGTTAATATCTGTCGTGTTATTTACCAGGATGGTAGTTGCGTACTGAGGGTTAGTAGCTGAGGTAGTCGCGCTAGTTTGCTTTAGCGTAATTGGTACGGTCGTACCCCACGCAGCTTGTAGCGTTGCGTTTACGTTAGCTGCTGCGGTATCGCTTAAAAAGTCTAGAGAGATCGTAGAAGTCTCAAGGCCTTTCGTAAATTTTCTTGAGCTATCTCCCATTGCCGTGACTTCCAGCTCCTCGAATACGCGGTTAATTGTCGCGCTTGTAACGTGATCAGAGAGTGCAACCGAGTTAAGGGTTACGACTACTCCGTTTGATAGAAATACGGCCATCGCCTATTCCTCGCTTTTCTCTGTAGTAGGTGTATGTGTTTTTGTTTCTTTTTTTGGTGCTTCGGTGATCTGCCCTATCTTGATAAGAAAGGCGATATCTTCATCGGTTAGGCTCATGCTTAACTCCACTCGGTTAGTATTGAGATAGTAATGTCTGTAGTTAGTAAATCGCCACTTTGCACCGTTAAAACGCTCGGAGCACTTACCGCGCCGATATTCATAACGATTGGCGATGCAGCTAACTTTTGGAATACGGCGCAAACCATCGACTCGATACCTTGTAGGTTGCCTTGATTGTCGTACATAGGCACATTACAAATAATACGAAAAGATGCCATCGGCGAGATATTGGCGTAGTCGTTATTAGTCGGTGTTATGTATGGATCTGCCGGGGACACGATTACGCTATTAGCCGTAATAGTTGCAGGCGGATACGCGTAGGTATTCCATACGTTAGCGTTAGCAAGGGCCGCAGCTAGTGAGGCTCTTAAAGTAGTAATAGGTGCCGGCATTATCCGACCATCGCATTAGGGCTCATATATCCGGCAATAAGTCCGCGGATCTTACCGATCATAGAGTTACCCATACGGTAAGGGCTAGGGCTAAAACCATCGATCGATACGCCGCCGGTTTGGCTGACCTGCCGGGCCTGCCAGATATCGACGGCCAAAATCATTGAGGCCTCACGCACGGCCGGAGTAGTCGCGTAGGTGTTTGTCTTAAGATCTGCTCCTACGGCTGATCCATATGGCAATACTCTAAAAAAGTTTACATCGCTTGCCGTCTTGGCATATTGGATAA